GCCCGCCGGATCGTCAACTTCATCGACTGCTTGAACGAGTGGTTCTGCTAATGGATGTTGTACTCGTAGAGCAGTTCTAAAGTACGCCCAACCTTGGCAGTGATCTGGTCGAACTGTTTGACGGTGGCGGCGTCCTGCAGGACGGCAAGCGCGTTGGGGTCAGGCGGCAGCATATACTGGGTAGCCAGCGCCATCTGCTGCTGCGCCATCATCAGCTGCTGCTCCGAGCCGTCCCACACCGTGGCAATGAGTTTCGGCTTGGACTTCGCCTGCATCGTCGGGTTGTTCGGGTAGAGTTCGGCGGTACGCTGCAAAACGTGCCGGATGCAGATATTGGCGACGTAGCGGTCGTCGCGCTTCTCGGTGGAGACGAGGTCCGGCCACTGCCGGCCCTCGCAAAACGACATATTCTCGCGCATCCGCCGAAACGGTTGCCGCCAGTGCCGCTTGGCGCGCTTGACCCGGTCTTGCCAGCGGTTGACGAGCTTGCGCCGCGGCTCCTCGGGCTCGGGCCGGTTGCGATTGACGAAGGTTTGGTCCTGGGTGACGAGCTGCCCGGGGTCGAGTGGTCCCGGGACCATCTGCGGCCCCGGCGAACCCAGTATAGGGGCTCCAAAATCGGACATATTTTTGAGCCCTTGACTATCGTATCGGTGCCCCGAAAACGCCCCACCCGAGGAGCCCGATCAGGATGAAAAACACCAGGGAAAACGGCCCAAAAGGCTGCAATATCGTCTGATTTCGCCAGTACCAGCCGCCGCTGAAGACGATCGAGATGACGAAGAAAATCCAAAACCAGATGGCTGCGCTCATCACCAACCTCCCGAGGCATAGCCCAGTTTCACGCTGCGCTCGGCCTGGTCACGCTGCATTTTGAGCCAGGCGTAGGTGTTTTCGGCCGGTTTGTCGGCCTCCGGGTCCTTGGGTACGCTGGCCCCGACCTGCAAGGTCAGACCGAGGCCGATATAGGCCAGGGTATCGACAAAATCGTCGTGCGCGTCGTAGGGGAACTTCAGCATCTGGTCCCGCGCCGCGGGCCACCAGGGCGCCCTCTCGGGAAACCTGACCCGGTTCATCGAAAGACGACCCTGAATGCTCTGCGCGCGGGTTTGCTTGTCGGCGATCGGCTGCATCTCGATCAGCGAGCAAAAAGTGTGGGTTTCCAGCATCCGCTTGCGCAGGAATGGCCCGATCGATTTGCTGATATGACCGCGCTCGGCCCACCAAAACAAAGGCTTATGGGCCTTCATCATGCGCAACATGCTCTCGACCGTCTGCTCGGCGTTCATCTGCCGCCAGACAAGATCGGGCAAGACCCAAATCAGATCATTTTGATCGATCCCGACCACCATCAGGCAGGTCTTGTCGCTGCCCTGTTTCAGGGCGACCGCGTGGTCGGAAGCGGCGTAGCAACGCAAGGAAGAGGGTAAATCGTTCGGACGATAAGTATGGAGCCAGTCGACCGAGAAAAACGTGCCGCCGGCCGGGCTGGGACGCCCTTGGTATAGTGCCGAAAACCCCCGCACGTCGCGGCGCTGCAGGGCTTGGAGATAGGTCTTGCCAAATCGTCCGGGCCACAGGGGCTCCCCCACCTCGCGCTTCAGGGGGTCCTTGCCGTCGTCGAACGCCAACGCCGGTAGATCGATGATCCTCCACTCGGCGGCCTCCTCCGGGTCGTAATAGCTGTTATGGGGGTCGGTTAATCTGCCGATCAGATCGTCCTGATGCCATCGGGTCTGGATCAACATGATCCGGCCGGTCTCGTCCATCAGCCGCGAGGCGATGACCTGGGTAAACCAGGTCCACAGCGTGTCCCGGATGGTCGGGCTGTCGGCTTCCATACGGTCTTTTATCGGGTCGTCGATCACCAGGAGATCACCGCCACGGCCGGTGGTGGTGCCGCCGCGGCCGACAAAGGCCAAAATGCCGCCCTCGGTAGTCTCCAAGCGGTCGGAGGCTTTGCTATCGTCCTTCAGCCCGGTGCGCGGGAAGATTTGGGCGTAAGCCGGCATCAGCATGATGTCGCGCACGGCGCGGCCGATATCCTGGCTAAACTTCTCGTTATAAGTGCCGAAAATGACCGATTTATCGGGGTTTTTCCCGCTAAACCAGGCGGTGAACATCTTTGACGCGAGCTGGGTTTTGCCGTGCCGGGGCGGCAAATTGATGATCAACCGCCTGATCCGGCCAATTTCCAGCTCTTCCAGGGCGGCGCACATGACTGCATGGAACCGCTGCACCTCGTAACGCGAGTGATCGGGGTCGTCCGGGTACCGCGGCGAGGGCATCATCAGGCGGGTAAAGGCGAGCATCGAGGTTTCGGCCTCGGTGACCGCAATCAACCGCTTGAGAACGCCCTCGTACCGGGCAAGATCGGGCGACATCGAGGACTATTTCCGCTTGTCGTCCGTCTTGGGGTCCTCGGTCCTGGTCCCGGACGGTGGCGTCGAGGTGCGGGCAGCGGTCCCGGCCGGTGCGGTCGCCCCCATCTGGACGACCGTGCCTTCCAGCCCGCCGACAAACATCACCGGTGCCGCGCCATCAACCGGCACCTGGATGTAAATCTCGCCGGCCGCGAGAGAACCCGCCACCGGGGGCGAAAAACCGATGCGATAGGTGCCCTGCAGGCTGACAGCTTCAAGGTTAGGCTCGGGAGGCGTCTCTTGCGGGGTGGGTTCCGCGACAGGAGTGGGTTTCGGGTCACTCATCACTTGATCTCCTTCTTCCTAGTACGATCGCTCGTTTCATCACTCCATTCACGGCAGGCGATAGCTGCCGCTACAATTCAATTCTGACGTATCGGTAAAATTGGCGTCAGTTATCGCGCTTACCCCGGTAATGGTCGGCACGACCAGAGTAATTTTGCCGCTATCCAATACCACGACCCCACTTAGTGCGCCGGGCATCCCGGCCATATAATTATAATAACCGCATTTTACAGTACCTTGAGCTAACGTAAGCAACGACGAGTACGGCAACCCTATTATCGTTGCCTCGCCGACAGACGAACCTTTAGCGGTAAGAGTTATTCTCAAATCAAACGACGCCACTTTATTTGTCACATTAAAGTTGCCGTAGTTCGTGAATGCCATGCCGACACTAGTGTCGCCAAACTTGAGCGACGGTGTCCATGTGGTGTTTAATTCCACATCGTTCTTGATGCCCGCGTTATTTATCACCGGCGGATTTGTGTCAATGCTCTTGAAGGCATTTCTGCCAACCACCCAGTTAAACGTGTCTACACCCAGGACCACTGCGCTAGTAAGTCTCACGAACGAGTTTCCGACGATCGTGCTGGCGTTCTCTACTATCGACTTATCCGCGATGATCCCGACCGAGTTGATCGGAGGGTAGGTGGCGCTGATAAACGTGTTGTTCGATATATCGATTATCTGAGCAAAGGCTAAATAAATGCCGGCCTTGTTAACAGCAGGGTAAAAAAGACAGTTGCTGATCAAAACATGGACGATCTCACCCAGCAACTTGATGCCGTGATCGGCGGTGTTGAACTGGCTATTGGATATCGAAAGCAAATCCCCCGCGGTCGTCTCCGGGAACACATCAACATTGTAAACAGCGATATTGCCACCGGTAAAGTTCGCATTTACTATGGTAACCCCTTGCACATGGCGGCCATAAGTAAACCCAATATCCAAATCAAAAAAACCCATGTTCACCATGTTCAGGACGATGCCGTAAACCGTTGTGCTGGGTATTCCCTCAAATTTAATCCCCCGGCCTAGGTTAAACCCGGCGCCGGAGATATCGGTATCCGAAATATCGACAACCGAAATCCCCGTGGTAATGATCGCGTCTGTCCAATAGTGGAGGTTGGCTTCATAAAGGGCGATACGATCATCGCCGGCGAACCAAAGGTTTTTTAAGATATTATGGTTGCCCATACTGCCGCCGAACGCCCCGGCATTAACGATCTCGATCCCGGTGCCGCCGCCGGCTTGGCTTGTCGTAAAGGAAAGATCCGCGATGTATACCGAGCCTGGCTGGCTATAAGCAGTGATTTTAAGACCGCCATTGGCATTCGGCCAGTTGAGAGTTGCCCTCTGATGTCCACCATCTCCCTTAAAGCAAAATCCACCCGTTGCGGGCATGTCTACGGTTATTCGCGAATTGAGCTTGTAGGTTCCAGGCGGAATATAAACACAATTTTTAGACGATGTAGCTACGTTAGCGGCGAGTTGAATGGCGGGCGCGCTGTCGGCCGATCCGCTGGGATCGGCTCCGAACTGGCGGATATCCATATCCCCGGCGGGGTGAACAGCAATCCAGCACTTGCCGTCAGCACTGGGAACTTGCGAACCGCCATTACCGCCCGGTATCGGGCAAGCCGCGTTAGAACCCCGAAAAAACAGCGGTGGGGCACCGAAATTGGCGGCGAAGTCGTTGCGATAGACCCCCTCCGGGTAAGCCGTGGTCGCTGCCGCCGAAAGCGCGGCATTATGTGCAACATGGATGCGCGGCTGCGGGTTGGGGACCTGCTGTGCGTAAGCCGGCCAGCAGAGCAAGAGCCCGAGCAAGAAAGCCAAGGTTCTCATGTCTGCACCCACTGCGCGCCAGTGAAAACCAGGTCGACCCAACTGAAGTTGTATTGCAGGACCAGGCTGACCTGACCTTCGATCGCCGGGCCAGCGCCCGTGATGGTGACCCGGTAAGTCCCGGCGTTGCCGTAGGTATCCTTGAGGGTGATCTCCTGGCTGGCGACCGGGGAAGCCGGCAAGGTGATCGTGATCGGCGCGTTGGTGCCGTTCTCGACCCGGACAAACCCGGCAAAACCCGCCGGTAAAGCGGTCGTTGCGCTAACCACCATCATCGGCTGGACGAAACCGCTGGTCCCGGTGACCCATTTGGTCCCATCCCAGACCCAGCTGAGCCCGGCCGCGGTATAAACCTGGCCGCCAGTCGGGGAGTTGGGGAAATCGAGGGAGGTCATTATCTCTGAACCCACTGCATCAGGCACTTGAACCGACCGCGGATGCTGCTGTTGTTCAGCAGGTTTGCGTCAGTGACCCACGTCCCGCCCGTCGCGTTGCCCTGCATCACATAAATCACCGGGCTGTTGTTGGTCTGAAAGAAATACGGCATGCCCGTCAACCCGGCTGCCGGCGTCACCTCCGCCAGCGACAGCCCCGATCCACTGACAGCATCGCCGCAGGCATACGGTAATCCGGCAATCTCGACATGCCCGGAGCCGCCGCCCTTGGCGGACAGGAACAAGTTGAAATCCGCCTCGACATAAGGCCACTGCTTGTGCGCAAAGCCTTGCTGCGCCACATACGCCGCCCCCGGCGCCGCAACCCCACCGATCCTCAAAGCCGGGGTCCAGCCGTTCCGCACATCGTTAAACGGCGAGCCCACCGCCAACGTGGTGCCCGGCGCCACCCGCGTGTTGACAAACGCGACGTTGTAGTTCTGCGGGTAAACATCGGTCCACGGCATCATCCCGCTGATGTACTTACGACCGGCTCCGGTGTAAATCGCGATACCACCCGACTGCGATGCGCACCCCCCACTACAAGCGCCAAACATATTTGCCAACTGGCTCTCGGCAGCGCCCTGCAAACTGGCAACAATAAACGGGGCGCCGTATGGCTCGCGGATATGCACTCCGCTGATCGAATTAACGCCGGCGGACGCCTTGTCCACCAGCATCAAACTGTTGCCGCCGCCCTCGCCGCCGACCCAGCTGCTCAACCGCGCGCTGCCGTCCCAATACATGCACACCCGGCTCGGCATGTGCTCGTTCAGCGCGTCGCAGCCAAAACTGGTGAATATGCTCCAGATCGCGTTATTTCCGAGATACGCCCCAATCTTCCAGCCGTGCTGAAACACATCGGTAAAGTGCATCTCGTCGCTGTTGGTGACGCTGATAAATGTTTCCAGCGGGCCGTAGACGGCGTCCAGCGCCACCGTGCCGCCACTGGTGTAGGCGCCGTTGGTGAAACTCAGCGCCACGCCCGTGCCCGCTGCCGTCGCCGGCTGCGACAGCCACAGCCCCGGCTTGTGCGGGTCGATCGTCCGAACCGTGGTGCCGCCCGGGATGCCGGCTCCCGTCACACCTTGACCCGGCCAGATGCCGGCAAGGCTCGCAGTCGCGACAAACGTCTCGCCCAGGTTCCAGGTGCCCGTCGTGGCAGGGCCGGCGTAGACACTGCCCTGGAGATCGATGTGGGTGCCGTCAACTACCGTGGCCGTCCAATCGCCATTGGCGCCCGCCATGCCACCCACCAGCCGTACCCCGACCGGGTTGCCGGTAGCCAGGATGTTCGTCTTGTTCACGGTCAGCCGGATGGCCCCGCTGCCGTTGTTGGCAACGCCGCTTACCGTCAGGTACTCGCCGGCGTAGCCGTTCGGGTCGTTGCCCGGGAAATACGCCCAGCCGTGCACGTCGGTAACGTGCGCAATGTCGTGGATCTCGTTGAAGTACAGCCCGTTCTTGCAGTGCAGCCGGACGTGTCGGATATACGGGCGGCTATGCCAGTGCCCATCGGTGCGGACACACCAGTTGAACCCGACAATGAACACATCGTCGATCTGCGTGTCGTCGGTGCCGTTGGTGATCGCCGTGCCGGAGAAGGCACTGACCTGGGCGAAGGTGTCCTGCAAGCTCGTCGGATAAGTCAGGCCGCGCTTGAAGATCGCCAGGCTTCTGATTACCCCGTAATTGTTGATCGTCCTGGCCGGATCGAGCCGGATTGCCGGCTGGTCGATGTCAACACCCTTGCCCCCCGGTCCCGGCGGCGGGCCAGTTCTGGACTGCATCCGGGGAGGACTTGCCATCTCAAGGCTGCACCCCGCCGGAACCGTCAGGTCGGCGGCGATGACGGCGTACTGCCGCGGCGGCAGGATCACCCGGCCGCCAGCCGCGTTACCGCAATCGGTCAGGCTGGCGTTAATCTGAGCCGCCGCGTCACTCGTGCCGTCTGTCGGCGCATTATGATCCTTAACCGGGTCGTAAGTGCCGACGCCAAGATTGATGCGGGCCTGCGGCAACTGCGCGTTCGCCGCGTCCCGCGCCATCGCACCTAAATTGTACAAGGCTGCCGGTAACTCGGCATTACGCGCGTCCTGGTACATATCGGCCGCCGCCGGCAGGCTCGCCAGCAGTGCCAGCCCTTCGACGGCGCTCAGGATTAGGGCCAGGGCGCGGGTCATTGCCGCAGCCCGTCCTCTTTGACCTTCAGGTCAACGTTGAACACGCTCGCGACGCCGCCCGCCGTAAGTTTGCCGCACAAATCTGCCCAATACGCCGTGCCGCGATATCCCCCTCCGTTAAGTTTTAAGGACAGCGGAATGTACTGGCCGACATTACCGCCATTTGTCGTTTGCGGCGTGCCTTGTGTCCATATCGTCGTCCCGCCGCCAGTCACGCAATTCTGCCCGTTCGTCGGCACAGCCCCATACCCCACTACGATCTTGTACTGAACCCCATTGCTAGCCAAACTATTAGACGTTACGAGGTTCGCCACAATATCAAGTACACCACTAGACCCGGGCGTAAATGTCGTGTTCAATCCCATAAAGGTAAAGTTTGCCGCTGACGTGGGAGCTGCCGGGGACTGGTTTGCAACCTCGACGGTAATCGGCACCTGGCTGGCCAGATAATTGCCATAAATCAAGTTATTGCCGTCCGGCGTAATCTCCTTGATACAATTGGCCGGCGTCCCGAAATTGCCGCAATAAAACCCCGTCACCATTATCGGTTTGGTGCCGCTCTCGATCTGCACCGCAATTGCCGCCGGCCCCGGCGCCAGCACGTGCCCACCATGCACCGTGCCAGGGAAACCGGCGCTGCCGCCACCCATCGACACCCCGATATTTGGCCCGGTGCCCCAGTCGATCTGCGGGAAGTAAATCTGCGTCCACGGAGCCAAAGATCGGATGCCGTATGTCCCGTACTGACCCCACAAATGCGGCGCAAACAATACTGTGTTTCCCGCGTTGGCTGTCAGGTGAATGCTGGCTGTCGTCGCCGGCCCCACCGCAATCAGCCCGTAATGCTGCGTATCGCTGTTGTCGATGTAGATAAGGTTGTCAGGGTACGTCGCAGGGCTCGGGTAAAACGCACCCTCTGCTATGACGTACAACCCGAACGTCATCGTCGTATTACAACCAGCTTGCGGGCCGATGTTAAGCCCGCGCCCACCGGCCGCCGGGTTAGCTATATGTACGTTCGTCAACCGCCCATGCGCCGAGCACACGAACTTCATCACGTCGGCCGCCAACGTGTTGCCGTCGAACCCGATATCGCGGAACCCTGCGCCCCGGCTGAAGCCCTCCGAGCCGTTGACCAGTACCGGCATCGGCGACAGGGCGCAGACCTGACTGGCCTCGCGCCCGGCGCCTTGCGTATCGATCTGGTAAAACCCCGGCGCCGTATTGATCTGGCTCGCAGCGCCCCAGCATCGGATCTGCGGCGTGTTGGGCTGCGGCTTCGGTAGCGGCGGGAAATACACATAACCCTGCTGGCCGCCCGCGTCGGTTTGCTGCGCCGCCTGGAGGTAGGCCGCGTTGATCGCCGCGCTGTCGTCGGTGCCCCAGGTGACGTACTGGCTCGATGCCGCTAGTGTTTGGCCGGCAGGCGCCGCCAAGGTCAGGTGAGTGGCGTCCGTGACCCCGCTTATCGTTGTCGCCAAGGGTGTCGTCGCGGTGGAGCCGGCATTGAGGATCACAATCCGCTTGCCCACATCGGCTGCCGCGAAGGCACAGCGGAAGTTACCCGGCGCCACCGTCACGGCCGCACTCGACGCCGTGCTGGTGACCAGGCATGGCACCCGCATGGCATCGCCTACCGCGCCAAAATCCTTGACGCTGATCATGCCGGTGTCCAGGTTCCGCCTCGCCTCCGGCAGCTTCGCATTGCTCGCGTCCGGGTACATGTCCGCTCGCAACAGCACAAGCGCCAAAAGGCCCGCGGCAACCCGTCTCACGGCGTGCCCCAGAAACTCTTCTGGTTCTGCTGCAATACCGCGCGCTCAGCCGGCGGCACCCCGTAGTTATTCCAAATAACCCCCTCGACGACATTGCAGACGGTGCCGGCCGCGCCCGATATGTAATGTCCGCCAGCCCCTGTACTGATCGCCAGCGAACCCGCCGTCTCCGTGCCATCAATCCGCAACAGCGACGAAGCGCCGTTCATCACCCCAATCGCGGCGTGCCACGCACCATCGGTGGCCGCCGCCCCAAAACTGCCAAACGTGTTGTTCGCCAACGACCACGCATTGGCACCCGCCGTGCCCATAATCCGGTTGGCGCCGCCACCGACATTCTGATTGATTAGGAAACAACTGCCGATACCGCTAACCCGATTAGCCACCACATTTAACGTTATCGCACCTGTCGGTGCCGCCGCTGTCGGCCCCTGTATATACTGCGTGCCGGCAGTCGGAAACTGCACGCACGGCAGCGTGCCGCTGCAGTTGAAAATCAACGACGGCTGGGCCGCCGCCGTCAGTTGCGCCAGGTCCCTGGCATTACCGGACTGGTCGTAAATCGTTTTGACAAAACAGGATGTCGCCGCGCAGTGCGCGTTCGCCGCCGCCGTGTCGACCGGGCTGCCAAGGCCAGGGACATAACCCAGGAAGTTGATGTCAGTCTCGGCGTTGTCGCTGGCGCGCCGGATGCGGATAGCCGGCCCGGCGTAGGTGCTCTTGAGCTTGCGAAAGCTGTAGGCGCCGGCAGGCGTCGCGAAAGTGTCCAGCGGCAGCGGCAACCAATAATCCCGCTGGTTCTGGATCAAGGCCACCTGCTCAGCCGCCGTCAGGACATAGTTGTTCCACGCCATCGCCTCAGCCCAGTCGAACGACGTGCCAGCCGCACTGCCCATCACCGGCAAACCACTGCTAATGGGCGTGGTCAGCGCGCCAGGGAACTGGTTACCATCCACGTTGAGATTGCTTGACGCCCCGTTCAGCACACCGATCGCACTGTGCCAGGCGTTCTCCGCAGCAGCGCCCGTCAGGGCGGCGCCGCTGTACAACATGATCGAACCGGCGCTGGTGTAAAAACTAAGGTTGCCGCCGCCAGCCGGGCTCAATATCGACACGCTGCCAGTCCCGGAAGTGCGCTTCGCCACCCCGGCCAGCGTCATCACTCCGGTGCTGGCACTGGCACTGACACTCGACTGCATGTAATCGTCGGCGTCCAACCGCATGCACGGGTGGCCGCCGGTACAACTCGCTACATACAACGGCTGTGCCGTCAGCGTCGCTTGCACCAAGTGCCGGTTGCCGCCGCTCTGGTCGTAAACCGTATTGAGGTAACAGGTGGTGGCAGCGCAATGCGTCGCCGCTACGGTCGTATCGAGATCGCCGCCAGCCGTGGCCGGGATGTCCAGGAGGCCATTATCGCTGGCCCGCCGCAGCTTTACCAAAGGACCGGCGTAGCTTTGCTTTACCTTGCGGAAGCTGTATGCCTCCAAAGGCGCGCTCGCAATGCCGTCCACCACCCCGCCGGACGGCAAGATCCGATGCCCGCGATACGGCGCGTGCATCCGCGCCTCGGCCGCGCCGACCGTGGCCAGCAGAACCGCCGCCAGCGCCCCTATATATAAAGAGTGCCGGCGCACCCCTCAGATCCCGGCGCCCGGGGTGAGGTAGAGCGTTGCCGTGCCGCTCGCAACAATCCCGGCAATATAGCCTTTACCGCACCCCAAGACCTCGACACTGCCAGGCGCCACCGGCATGCCCGCAGCCGTGGTCGAGACCACGGTGACATCGCCGCAATTGACAAAAATCGCAACGGTGCCGGCGTTGTAGAGCCTGATCGCGGTATTATAGGTGTCCGAGGGCACCGCGACGCGGGCCGTAGTGCCGGTCACCGCCAGGCTGACGGTGGCGCCGCTCGCGATAAACGGCGCCTGGCTCAAGGCCGGGGTCTGCCCAAGGCCCAAACCCAGCCCCAAAAACACCAAAAAGGCGAGGCTTTGTCTCATTTCCAGTAAATCCATCCGGGGGCCTCGAAGCGCAGCTGAAGAGCCGCGCCCGGGCCGTAGGCAGAAATCGGGGCACCAGCGATCGGGGCAGCAGCGGCGTTTTGCAGCGCCAAAATCGCCACGGGGTTGGCGAAGGAGATCTCGACCATCTCGCCCAAGACCGCCACGGGCAGGCGGATCGTGAGAGATGCGTAACTGCCGGGGTTATTGATGTAGACCGGGCGGGTGTCGGTCAGGATCACGGTCGCCCCGGAGACCGGGCTGAGGATATTTGCCGGCACCGGAGGGGCCGGCGCCGCTGCCGCGACCGGGGCCGGCTGGTTGGTCGCCGGCACCCACTGGCTGGAGTTTGGATCGCTATAAAAAACAAAGAGTTGGCCCGAAACGCTGTCCCACCACAGCCAACCCGCGCTAGCACCGACAGGGGGGCTGTCCGAGATAATAACGTGAGCCGGGCCGCCGGGGCCGCCGGGGATGCTCTGGACGATTTCGAGAGCCCGGTGCGCCCACCAGCGCGAAGACCAGTGGTCGCCGGTCACCCCCATGACGGCCAGGATGTTGGGCGGGATGGTGTCCGGCATATGCTCGGCCCACTCTGCCGAGACTTCCGCCCAGTCCATCGCCAGGGCGTCAGGGTCGGCGCCCGGGATCGAGTGGGTCTCGTTACCGCCGAGCACGCCGACCGGGGCAGAAGCCGCAGAAATGGTGGGTTTTGCCACCGGGACTGCGCGCAGCGAGCCGTCCGCGTGGAGGGAGACGGAGACCCAGTCGATGATCTCGCCGATCGCCCGGTTGATCCGGTCGACCTCGCCATCGAGCCGATCGCCGGGGTGCGGCGAAGACGGGTTGGCGGTGCTGTGATCGGTAAAAGAGTACCCGCGCCTGGGTTTTAGGGCGACAACGGCCATTTGTCCTCCCGTTGAGTGGCGCACCCTACACGCGGTGAGACAAAAGGCAAAGGATGCTGTATGTTGTGGGGGATAGGCGAAAGAACCCGACACCCCCCGCCTCTGTGAGAGCACGCGGGGATAAACCCGGACCGGCAACCTCGCCGCCGTCCCCGCCGGTGCCGGCGGCGCTGTTGGTGGGTCGAAGACCCGCAACCTCGCCGCCGCCCGTTTAGGGCGGTCTAAACAACAAAATCCCCTGCAGGACAGGGTTTAAGGGCGAGCCCCTTTGCGCGACCGCGGCGATACGGCGGGGCGGGGGGGTCTTATTTTTACCCGTGGCGGCTCAAACTACAAACTACAACTACAAAAGATAAAAATGGGCGAATTTGGTACGAACATCAGTCATGGGTTCGAGGCGCGCGGCCGGGGACCCCCGGGGGGAGGGCGGAAGCCCGGAAGGCCCTGGTCCTGGATCGGTCAGGACCGGTTCTGAACGGCGCGCTTCCTATGGAAGGAAGTGGGGAGGCAAGGGAAATGAAGGGGTTAGGAGACGAGACCTAGGTCGAAGAGTGTGCGAAGACGGGTTAGCTCGTCCTGGAGCTGATCTCGGGAGAGGGAAGAGAGGGGCGCCGTGGTCCCCTTCTCCGGCGCCGACTGATGACGACCGACGAAGCCGTCCATCTCAGCCAAGGTTCGGGCCGCCGTGACCCTTGCGGAGGCTGGAAGCTCTTGATTTTCCAGGAGTTCTTGGAGTTGGGCGCGCACTACATAACCGGCTAGATCGGCCCGGTTCTCCCCGGACCCGACAAGTTTGCTCTGATCCTCCCCAAGCTTACCGAGGACAAACCCACGTTTTGTGTTCGCCTTGGTCCGGCTAGACGTTCTCATACCAATACGCCGTGTTGTGCCGTTTGCCGGGGCGGGCGCCAACGTCGATTGCCTGCCGTTGCACTTGCGCCCAACGCAACGGTGCCGTGGTTCGCTTATCCCACACCTGAACTAGAGCGAGCCGCAAAGGCGCTCTGATCCCGGTAGGCAAGCCGTTCAGGTTCCGCCACAAAGGCAAGCTGATCAGATCAAAAGGAAGCAAGCCGGCACGCTCTAGTGCTGAGAGCTTGCGGCTCTCGACACGGCCGGCGCCGCCGGACAATGGCGACCACCGCCCCAAGTGCCGCGTGCAATGATCCTGCCCGCGCACCGCGACATCACGGCACCGCTTGCACTTACGCTGATCCTGCAACCGGACCTGATGCTTCAGCAACGCCGCGATGCTGTTAGGCGAGCCGCGCCACGTCATCAGCCTGCGTCAACCTGTCACACCTAAGACTACACAACTTGTGTTGTCCTTGTTCATGTCCTACCGTATATCACGTCTCGCGACACGACACCACCACCGATAGGACACCACCCATGACAAACCGCGCGACACGTTCCGAGCTGGCTCAGGCGCTGGCAAAAGCCATCGCCTACCGCGACTGCGGCAAAAGCGAAGCCGCCGCCGAGTGGGCCGCGAAGCTCGTCAAGCTCTTGGAAGCTCAAGACATCCTCCGGCCGGAGTACAGATAACATGTCCTATACGATCACTTCCCTTGGCCCGCGCGATCACGTCATCCACATCAACGGTAAGTATGCCGGGGCTGTTTCACTATTCACAGATGGCACCGCGCGCGGCAAACCGCACGAGGTCTACTGGCTCGCATCGTGCGACAACTTCGATGTTTATCACCTGTATCTTGACGACGCAGTGCAGGCGCTCGTGCGCCGCCACTACCGCGATCTAACGCATGCTGGCCTTGCCACGCACGAGCAAACCGTTGCCGCCTACTCAGCGCCCTCTAATCCCTCCCACGCAAAGGACACGACACCATGACCGACTACACCGTCACAATTACGATCGAGCATCTCTCCGACGGTTCGGAAGTAGCAAACGTGCATTTCGGCGACACGGTTTTTCACGCTGTCACTGAAGCCGACGCAACAGCTTTTGCTCACTCTCTGGCACAACTGGTTGCTGATCACACAGTCGATTACCTGCATGTAGCTTGGTAGATTACGCTTCGCAGAGAGGCAGCATTGCTGCCTCTTCACGAAGCGCAATCCCTGCGTCTTCACGACACGACACCCACCGAGAGACACACCATGACCGACCTTAGAGACACCGCAAAAAGCCTTGTGGCAGACCTGATCCGAGGGGATCGGCTCGACCTTGATCAGCTCCGCGACGACATCAGCGAGGCTGCCGACACTGCCGCCGACAACGCCTGTATCTACTATCATTGGTGCGAGGAAATAATCTCGCGCTATGAGAGCGACCCGCGCGCCGACACCGAGAGCGCCGACAACATGGGCGGAAAGTACAAGCCTTCCGAGTATCAACAGGCGATGCAGGTTTATGCTTATGGCATCGCCCGTTCAATTATCGAAGCGGAGGCTTGCGAGCTAATCGACGAGCTGGAACAGGCGGAAGAGCACTTGACGGATGTGCTGAACTTTCCCGCGAGCGGTTTCCCGTTCCACCTTTCCGCCGACTGTCCGCACGGGTGGGCGGCGCACGACCGCGAGGATGATCACGGCGCGTGCTACTGGGTGTCGCGGCAGCTCGACGGCTGCAACGCCGTAGCCGTCCCCGCCGCCGGGGTGTGGCTATCCTACACGTGGGAGGGCTGAGCCGTGACAAAATATACCGTGTGGATCTGCGAAGCGGACGGCTCCGGCACGACCCATGTTTCCTCGCACGACGCCAAGGACCCGCAAGACGCCGCCGAGCAAGCCATCGCCGAGACCCTGACCGACTGGGATTGGACCGACGAGCAGGAGGAAGAGCTGCACGTTCTCGGCATTGCGAAGGGCGACATCGAACTGATCGAGTGGAACGACATTTCCGATTAGAGCGCCGCCAGAGGGGCGGAAAGTTCCCGGGTAGGGTAGCCTAGCCCGGGGGCGTTCCGCCCCTCTGGCGGGCTCCGTATCGCCTCTTTAGGCTGCATGGGTGACCCCAGCGGCCTTTTGCGGTGCCAGCCGTTAGGCTGACGCGACACGATGAAGGAAAACACCACATGGCAACCGAAAACGAGATGGCCGGCGCGCGGCAGCTGATCGCCGAAACCCGCTACGAATATTTCCCGACGCGAGAGCCGATGCGCTCACCCGAAAACACCGAGCTTAGCGGCTGGTTCAACGGTAAGGTCATCCTGAAGGATGGCCGGACGTTCGACGCCGGCGGCGGTTGGGTTGGCGAGCTGAGCGAGCTGGTCGAGCCCTACAACTACCGCGACGCCGGCCAGGTCGACGAGCTTGCCGAGGCACTGGGGCTCGACGCCGAGGACACGCTGACGCTGCTGCGAGCCGACTGCCCCAAGACTTGGAACAATGGCTAACAGCGATGGCTGAAATTTTCGACGAGATCATAGCCGCCGCGCTCTTCATGATGGCCGCGTACGCGCTGGCCTGTGTTCTGGGCTTCTTCTGCGGTCCCTTGGTTTGGCATCGAAACGAGCCTTACTGGCGCCAGCTGGGGCGCGACCTGCGGTATCTTTGCTGGGGCAAACGATGACCGAGCGCCGCGTGCACCTCGCCCGCAACGATCGCGGGCTAACCGTCTGCGGGCTCGTCGCCCGAGGGCGCAACCACCGGCCACGCTGGACCGAGCCACCGCAGACGCCGCGCCCTTGGCGTTGCGCCGCCTGCCGGCGCGTGCTGAGGGCGCGAGACCGCCGCCCGATGTTAGCCTGAGGCTCGGGCACCGCGTTCCGACCCCTCGACCCTCGCCGGCACGGCCGGCGAGGGTTTCTTTTTGGCCGCCTCATCGGGGGGCTACCTCCCCGATCCTAGATATTTGCGACGCTGCCTCGAACAGGATACGCGCAGCCTGCGGGTTGTCGCCTGCCGCTTCCAGATTGCCAAAGCTCTGCAATATGGCGGCCAGCAGCTGCATCCGCTCGGGAAAAGGCTTGCCAGCACAGAAGTTCAAGATCGCGCTGGTGAAGCGTTCGTCCAACGAGCACCCCATCGGGGGGCCTACGCAGGTTTTGCCTCCTCGTCATACTTCGGGCGGGGGTCCTCGGGCCGCGGCTCGCCAAAGCCTAGATCGCCGCCCGCATCGTCATACTTCGGCTCAGGCTCGTCAGCCGGGTGATGCAAGGCTTCCGCCTCCAGGCGCACCTCGGGGTCGAGCAGGCCGTGGGCCGCCCTCGCATCCGAGCGAAGCGAGGGAGCGAGCCACTCGAAGTCCTGGATCTGGGTTTGCACGATCCGGCCGTCCGACATCTGGATCAGGTCGAAGCCCTCCTCTGCCGTCTTGGCCGTGCCAAACCGGATTAAGAGGATGTGGTCCTGGTTGAGATAGCCGCTGGTCGTCTTGATAAAACGTGACATCTTGTGTTCTCCTATTTCAACTCATAACATCCGGCTGAAGACCCTGAAGACCCTTCCTGTTCTTCGAGCCACGCGCGCATACGCACACATATACGCACACACGCATACCGGTGAACGGGAAAGGTCTTCAGGGTCTTCAGCCATAGACATCTTGTGTAGAAAGACTAGAGCCAACTAGAGTTCTTCCCTGTTCTGTGTGTTCTTTTCGGCAATCGGGAAACGCCTCGACGAATTTGCGGCTGAAATCCTGCAAGCTCGTCACGGAGTTTTCGCCACGGCTATGACACCACAGTTTGTAATCTTCTAGTGCTCTGGTCACACTCATCTGCTCCCCGGGACCAAACACACATCGCTCTCCGGCCCAAACCTTCAATGTGTCCTGATCGTCAAGATACTGATTGGTCGCAGCAACTGCGGCCGCCGGGACCAGAGCTGATAATCCACCTCTCACCCTACGCAGGTTTTCGCCTTCGATCATCCACTGCAAAATTCCGGGATATTCGGCTACCAGGCGGTCTTTCAGCGTAATGTCGGCAACCGGCGGTGTCTGCGTAAAGGGGATCAGAACCACTCGCCGGCGCATCGCATCGTCAACATTGGTGAGCCTGGGCTGATTGTTGCCGACAAAAGTGATCTTGAATTGCGGCGTAAACTCGAACGTGTTGCGACGCATAAATCGACCGGTCAATTTGCCGTCGCGCCCGGTGAAATCTTTCAGGCGCACCACGTTAAATGTGCGGCCCTGCTCGATCTCGCTCGCAGTGATCGAGCGCACCCCATAGAGCCGCGCCACCTCCTCGGCGTGAGCTTCGTGCTTACGCACCATAAACATGTCGGCGGCCGTGCGCGCGGCATAATCGTGCAGGATGGCGCTGGTCGTGTGCAGGAAGGTGCCCTTGCCGTTACCCCCCGGACCATAGAAGAAAACAAACTTTTCCTCGGACGTGTCACCGGTCAAGCAATACCCGGACCATGCTTGCAAAAAAGCGATCATCTCGATGTCGCCCCCGGTACTGTCCCACAGAAACCGGTCCCAGATCGGCGTCACCATGTCGGAAGGGGCTATCAGGAGTTGCTTGGTGATCAGATGCCTCGGTTCCGGCGATGAAACCCTCCCGGTGCGCAGGTCGATCTCGCACCCCGGCGCCCCAACCAGGTACGGGTCCTGGTCCCAGGACAAGCCATCTGTCGCCAGGCGCCTGTCAGCTCGCGCCGCGATCTCGATCGATTTGGCGACAGCGATCTTGCCGATCGCTCGAACCTGCCCCGGGGTCACATCTTGCAGCCCGCAGCGATATGCTCGCGCCAGTTCGCGCGCCCAGCGAAAAGCGTGCTGGATCTCGTCCTGGCGCCAGAACCCGCCAGTCCAGCGAAACCATTTCCCCCGCACATGATCGAACCGCAACCGGCCGTCGTGCTTATCGGCAAAAGCCTGCGCCATGCCGTCCTCCGTCGCCTCATACGAAGCTAACGGGCGCAGGACATCCGGGTCGGACGGCCCCGGCCCGATCGGCGGATCGATGTTGTCGAACTCCAGCGCGGCCAGCGAGCACAAACCGCCGCTGGTCTCGCGCAGAAGCTCGTTCAGCCGCTCGCGAACCTCGCCCATCGTGCGTCGCTCGCAGTGCCCGTGGTGGCAATGAAATCGCTCCAGGACCGGCACATACGCCGCGCCCTCGTGCTCCCGGTCGCTGTGGTCGTGGGACCACGGGCACTCCACGTCGAACCCCCAGCCCATCGTCATACTTCGGCCCAGGCCCTGTACCCGCCCCAGGAGCCGGAACGCCTGCAATACTGCGTCGGCCTCGATCTCCAGGGGGTCGGGCATGGTGGCGGTCCCGGGACCGAAATGGGTGTGTACCGGGACCACCGCCCCCAGCTTGGCCTCGATTAGGGGCCAGTCGGCCGCGGTGATCCGACGGTCCTCGTTCATGGCAGGTCTTCCCCTAAACGGGCTTGCCAGGAACGCCCCATCGGGTCCCGGTACTTGGCTTTGCCGTTGATCCCGACCGGTAAGCGGCGCCAGGTCATCGGGTCGGTCAAGTTGTCGCCGGCGCCGAGAGCTAGTTTTAGGCTCTGCAGAAACCCGCGGACCCAGGCTAGATCGGTTCTCGGTTCGATAAACCAGCCTGCCTGGAAATTGCTCGGCGAGGTTTCCAAGATGTAGCTGGCTGGCTTCCCGAGAAACTCTTCCGGTCGGCCGCGGTCAACTTTGGTTCCGTAATCGTCGATCACGATTACATGAAAGCTCACGAACTCGTACAGGGCTCGCCTTGTCCCGCGAACCAAGGAGGGACAGAAATAAGTGTTGAGCTGGCTTTGTCTTGCTGCACTCGGCAGCATCTTGGCAGGGTAAGCGGTCCAGTTCGCTTCTTGCGGGTTTTCCGGGTCTCCGGGAAACGCGGCGACCAGCGCCCGTTTCCAGTGGGCACCAAAAGCCGCCCGCAGGAACTGCTCGTTGGTGATCGGGAAAGGCACAACTGTGGTGCTGACGGCAGACATGGGGGTCCGCTCCCTCGCGCGCGTTGAAGTGGTGGGGTTTGTCGTGGCGTGTATCGCGGGTTCGCGACAACCGGTATGACACCGGCATGACAAGACTGCGCCACCTCGCGAGGCTCTTCAACCCGCGTTTGGCGGCCCAGAGCGAAAATCTTGCGCCGCATCCCCCGATGCGCCATATCTTGGAGCGGTGCTGGCCTCGGCCGGTATCCCTCTCGCGCGGGGGTGGTGCCCCGCCGTGGTGGTAGGCGATGTCGTGTCGCTCAAAAGAAAAAGGCCCCGGGCGTAAGCCCTCGGGGCCTTTTTCAATGTGCGGGGCTCCTTTTAACGGTTGCGTTCGAGCCCTAACAGCTCGTGCACCGGCATGTCGAGCACCTTAGCCAGGTTCAGGAGCGTATTGATGCTGCGGGTTTCGAGCGTCTTGTCGAGATAGGAGCGAGAGACTTCAAGAGCATCGAGGGTATCCGCAATGGTTACGCCCTTCCGCTCCACCGCGGCCTGAACCCGCTGCTTAAATGCCGCATCGTCCCAAAGCGATCTCACTGTTACGGCCCTCCCGCTAACCAGCCAGCCGAAGCGGTGCTGCCGCCGGCTTCGCCTTGTGGTTGATCGCGCTCTTCAGGTGCCCCGGCGTCAGGTGCAGATAGGTCGCCTCGATGACGGCGGTGGTGTCGCCCATGATCAGGCCGATGTCGCGCAAGGGGACACCGTTCATCGCCGCCAGGGACGCCCAGGTGTGCCGCAGGGTGTGAGGCGTCACCCACTCCATGCCGATCGCCGTGGTAAACGTGGTAAATCCCCCGCGCATGTATTTTGCGCCCTCCAGAACCCGGCCTTTTGCTTGGCCCCGCGGGTCCTTGGGCGCCTTGAGCCAAGCCTCTTGTAAGACCGGCATCAGGCGATCGCTGATCGGCACTTTGACCCTGCGTTTTTTGGTGATCCTCTTCCCCGGCACCTGATAGTCGACAAACCCGAGGCTCAAATTGACCCGGTCCCAGGTCAATTCCATGATGGCCGCGTAGCGGGCCGAGGTTTCCAGCCCCAATGCGATAAACACCATCACTCGCCAGGCGGCGTCCTGGGCGTGTTTATAGCTGTGGTCCTGGTGCCCCCACGCCATCGCCTGGTCCCAGAACCATTGTTCCTGGACGGGGTCGAGAAACGCGGTTCTCGGCGCTCCCTGGGGTGGCAACAGACCGTCGAAGGTGGGCACGTCTCCCGGCGCGATCAAACCGACGCTCGGCCGCGCCGCCCAGCGCAATACGGTCTGCAAGGCACCAAGCTCGCGGCGGATCGTGCCGTTCGCCTTGTTGACCCGTTTGCTCGCGTACTCCTGTAGGAGGACACTGCC